GCTGTTTCCCATCTGCCCGCAGCTTGTGAGTCCTCCCTGAGTCTAGTGCTAAAAAATTTTTGGTATTCTTGTGAATCGATTAACGTTTTTGCCTTACGCCCGAATCGTATCGCAAGCTCCCCTGTATGAGTCGTTTGAATTATTTTTAATTTTGGGTTTCTCCCGATCATCCAGGCAGGCAACAGGGAACTGGCGAACTCGGACTTCGTATGTCTAGGTGGCATATTCACAATAAGCCTTTTAATTTTACCAGTTGCCAAATCATTAAATTTTTTTGCAATAATTTTATGATGATAACCCTCAATGAATTCAGGCCAAATATATTTTACAAAACTTAGAAAATCAGACTTAACTTTGTCTTCTTTTTTCTTCTCCCCATACTGAATAAACATCTTATAGAAGTCTTTTCGTATGTCTGGAGGTAATTTTTTTATTTTTTCTAGATCGATTTCCATTCCGATAAATTTTTTTGCAAAATTTTTTAAGGTTGATTTTGAAACCCATAATGAATTTAAGGGCTTTGACAGTCAAAATCAAGCAATAAAGTGAAGGAATTAGGAACCTTAAAAAAAGTAAAGGGTTTAATTTGAAGAAAAAGTTCAAATTCTGGATTCATGTTGGTACCTCTATTAGTCTCCGGATTCTAGAGAACGGAGTCCGGAGACTGGAGTCCTTGCTAGTTATACACAGCACAACCGAACCGATAATTTTCGGCTCAAAACTAGAACGAATCAGAAATTAATAGGCAACGGAAACAATAACTCAAAGCCTAAGCATTAGGATCTTAAGTATTAAGAACCAAGATCGCACAGTTTGGAAACACATTCCTCTAGTCCGGAAACAAGGGGCTTTAGTCTTAAACCTAAGGTTGAAAGCTCTTGAACCTGGTCGCCTTCATAAAGTTTCAAGAGACTGGAAGGGGTTGTCTTTACCAAGATAAAACTATTCTTTGGATGTCTCAAATGAAAGCTAATTTGGTGCGGAGATAGACGAACAGAACTACCCTTTGCTACCTTTAACTCAACAGTAAAAAAGAACTTATTTTTGTTGTATCCCAATAAGTCGGGTGTTCCAAAACTGCTAGTATTTTCTAATCTTGTCCAAGATATTGAAGGCGTATTCTTCTTCCAATACTGCCAAAATTGTGTCTCTAATCTTGCCATATTTTTAACGTATCAGTTGTGTGGTATTTATGCAACACAGCTGCAGTGTTGTATTTGTGCAACAGTCAAAATAAATTAAAATTAATCAAAATAATGTTTGGGATTATCCTACATGTGTGATAGTTTAAATTATGAAAACGAATCAAGATAAACAAAAGAAGGAGAAGGACAAGATGAACAAAAAAGAAAAAATGTATCAAATGATACAAAAACACGGGGACAATCTAAAAGCTATTTTTAACATTAATGAAGATAGTGTTAAACTTTGTAAGAAGCTTTTTAGATTAGAGAATAAAGCACACCGATTAGCAACAGACTATTGCAATGGCGACTTTCAAGGGGACATTGAAACTGAGAGCAATAAAATAGTTGATAAAGCAAAGAAGATATTAAAAACTAATGAAATCTTTTTTAATGGAGATGCTAGAGGGTACGCCTTAAAATTTAATTATGAATTCAGCAAGGACAAATATATTCATAATGATTTAGGTGGATACGGAATTGTTGCCCCCGATTTTAGAGAATAAAGACTGAAACGCCCTTATCCCTCTAGGGCGTACGTTGTTAACTACAACGCTGATGAGGTCAGAAACAATGAAAGGAGAAACGAGATGATGTTTGAAGAACACTTTAAAAACTTAATTGAAGATCTTAATAATAGATTTCCTCAATTAGTAAAAAAATATAATTTATGTGTTAGTCACAGTGGGGGTGGTTGTTTCCACGTTGACTATGTTTTAAACAATAAATTATCAGTTTTAATTAATCCTTATAAGGATGATGTTAAATATGATGTTCCGAAAAGCAAAAGAACAAGATGTATTTTTGGAATATATAACGAAGATGGAGAAGAAACAAAAACATTTATTAAACCATTTGAAGAAGGTTTAAAGATGTTAGAACAAAGAAAGGAGAAACGAGATGAAACTAGAAAAAACTAATAATACAGATGGTACTCATTTAGTTGGAGAGGTTGAAACTACTTATAAAAACTTAGTAGAGAAACTTGGATGTCCTCACTATGATTATCAAACCGAGCCGGGTAAAGTTTCAGTTGAATGGAGTTTTCGATTTCCAAAAACTAAAGATGTCGTAACCATTTACAATTGGAAAAATGGTAAAAACTATCTAGGCGATGATGAAGGTGATGAAGTTGAAGATATAACTAATTGGCATATTGGAGGTCATAACTCTAAAGTTGTGCCAATGATTAAAGAAGTTATTAATGCTTAAAGACTGAAACACCCTCAATAGAGGGTGTATTAGGTTAAATACCTAACTGATGAGGTCAGAAACAAAGAAAGGAGAAAAAAGATGAGTACAAACGAAACAATGAACAAAGCGATTGAAAGCGATGATTTTAACAAAATTGAAAATATTGCTTTAAATCCAAAAAATGCTTATGTGAATGTAAGTAAGTTTAATATATTCAATGGCAAGTTTTGGAGAGAATGGGAGTGGGTTGATATATCAGAAGTTGGTAGATCATATTTTGATGATCTAAATGGAGAATGTCAAGATTATGTAATGAGTCTACCAAAATATAAAAAACTTGATTATGATAAAATGGTTGAGTCTTATGATAATGAAGTTGAAAAAACTGATCCATATAATTTAAAGGATTATTAATGCTTAAAGACTGAAACACCCTCAATAGAGGGTGTATTAGGTTAAATACCTAACTGATGAGGTCAGAAACAATGAAAGGAGAAAAAAGATGAGTAAATTAACTTATAAAAAAGCTATTGCAGAATTAATAAAAAATGCTGATGCTTTTAATAAAGAAGAAGAAAGACAAGAAAAAGCAAAAAAGGGTTTTAATTATAAAGGTCAATTTATAACCAATCCTTTTATCTCTCCTTGTGGGAGATTTGATGTAAATCCAAAAAAATATTATGGATTAACAGAAGAACAAGTAAAACAATATATGAAATAGAAAGGAGAAAAAAGATGAGTAAAAAATATGTACTACCTACAATTTGTGTAGATGAAGTAAAATTTTGCAAAGAAGGAAAATTCTTTTTTGTGAAATATAATGAAGGTGGCTATCCTCATATTCTAGCAAAATTTGGATATGATGAATTACTATATAATATACAAAAACAAGGCTTTGATATTATCAATAAAGATGGATCTTTATATAGTATTAAAGATGCTTGTTAATAACAAAGAAAGGAAAAGGACAAAATGACTAAAAAAGAAAAAACATTGTTAAAAAAATTAAGGTCAAATTATACCGTTATGGAGTTTCAAAACTGGGTGTTATTTGGTCTTATGGCAGGCAATTTTAAAAACTACTCTCAAAATTTTAGAAATGAAATTGCCAAAACAGTACAAGATATAAAAGATAGAAAGGAGAAAAAAGATGAGTAAATTTAACACTTTGATTAAATTCAAAGACGGCGATGTAATGTATATGAGAGATCACAAGGTCGCTTTTGAAAATGCCAAAAGTAAGGGTTTAAATAAACCAAGTGAATTTATGTATATGTATTCTAAAGATAAGAAAGATTTCTTTAAGAATATTAATTTTAGAAATTACATAAGTTTTGAACAATAACAAAGAAAGGAGAAAAAAGAAATGGTAATCTATAACATACGAGAAGTATTAAGAACTTCTGTTGAGAAAAAATTAAAGGCAGATATAACAGACACAGGTACAATGTTAGATGGTACAGGTGCAGACTTTGCATTTGAATTAGAAGGTAGACGATATAATATTCAGATAGATGATATAACAGAAGATAAAAATAAAACAAATAACTAAAAAGGTCTTTAACGTATCGGTTGTGTGGTATTTATGCAACACAGCTGCAGTGTTGTATTTGTGCAACACTCAAAATAAATTAAAATTAATCAAAATAATGTTAGGGATTATCCTACATGTGTGATAGTTTAAATTATGAAAACGAATCAAGATAAACAAAAGAAGGAGAAAAAAGATGATTGATTATATCATTTTCGGAATTATCGATAATGCCGTTATGTTGACGGGTGCATTATATGGTGTTTCTCTTGAGAAAAAACTTCCTAAAAAGCTACAGACGGGGTTTTTGGGTGCAACGATTGGGGCGGGTCTTGGAAATGCTTTTAGTGATTTCTTGGGCGGTTTGGGTTCTGGAAACATACCACTAGCCATAGGAACGGCTTCTGGTTGTCTCATAGCTCTGGCACTAGTTCCAATTTATCTGCAATTTAAAACAAAAGAAGTTAAATAAGAAAAAGTGCCATATAAATACAAATATAAAGCAAGTGAAGTTTCAAAAAAAACTATTATTGAACAAAAAGAAAAACAAAAAATACAAAAACAAAACTATTATAAACAGAATAAAGATAAAATTAAATTAAGGACTAAAATTTACAGAATAAGAAATAGAGAAAAATATAAAGAGTACCTTAAAAATTTCGAATTAAAGAGAACACAACAACGTACTAAAACGGGCTTAAAAATTAGAACGCTATTAAAAAAATACAAAAAACCACTAAAAACTAGTTATGTGGATAATAAAGATATGTGGTTTAAAAATTTAAAAGAACAAAGTAATTGGCGAAAAAACAATCGTAATGGGTCAAACTGGCATATTGCGGAAAACCTAAGGTCAAGAATAAGAAGTGCATTACTTAAATCGATAGGAAACACTAGTTATAAATATAAAAAATCTTCCGAGTTATTGGGTTGTACAATTAGTGAATTAAAAAAACATCTGGAAACAAAATTTAAAAAGGATATGAGCTGGAGTAATTATGGGCAATGGCACATAGACCACATAGAGCCGTGTGTAAAATTTAACTTAAAATGTCCTGTTCAACAAATAGCTTGTTTTCATTATTCTAATTTGCAACCATTATGGGCAAAAGAAAATTTATCTAAAGGTGGAAAATAAGAAATAACCTTTAAATTATATTTTTATCTTCGGCTTCTGCATTTTCCAGTTCTCTGGAGTAATTTCCAACACAATTCTGTGAGATTCACGCGCACCAATTAAATTATTCTGCAGTAAATACATCTTCTTTACATCAAAGAAACCATCTGGGGATCTAAACTCTCCGGTTGGTAATTTAACTTGCACTCTTGCATTTTGGCACACAGGGGATGTTAAAAATTTCTCTAGCTGATGAGCCAGCATCTTTCCACTTATCATAGTAAGTTGACAATACGACTAGTTACGTTTATTGTCAATGGTATGGGAGTACCAAAAAGACTTACAGAAATGCAAATGAAATTTGCTAACGAACTAGTTAGTAATGAGGGCAGAAAATACGCTTATCAATGTGCGATTGATGCTGGTTATGAAAAAGATCGGTCAAGAGCAACAGCTTCAGAGCTTATGAATCCAAGTAAATATCCCCTTGTAGTTAAATACATAGGTGAACTCAGGGAAGAATATCAAAAGAAATATGGCGTGACTTATGAGAGACATATCGCAGAACTTGGTAAAATTAGACAAGAGGCATTAAAGAAAGGTGCTTGGTCAGCTGCAGTCAATGCTGAAGTAGCAAGAGGTAAAGCTGCCGGGTTATATGTTGAACAAAAAATTATTAAAACAGGGAAGCTGGAAGATTTAACAGCCGAACAATTAGAAGAAAAGATGAAAAAAATTATGAATGAATACTCACAGATTATTAACGTCACTCCAACAGTCGAACAAATAGAAAAAGATAAAAAATAAATTACTTATTAGGCACTCTTTTCGTCTTAACAATACATCCAACAGGAAATATATTACGATCTGAAAAGACTTCCTCTTTCGTATCATAAGAACTGAAAGTGTATAGAAATTTCTTGGTTTTCTTATACACATAAGCCTGAGTAATCATATAACAAGGTTCAAACTTATCAAACTCCTCTACTGTAGCATGTGATGAATCGCCTGTGATATCGATCCAATTGATCATATAAAAATAGTATTTTTTCTTATTAATAACAGCGTGTTTATATTTAGATTTTTTACGTTTGATCATATCTTATTGACAACCCACTTAATACCTCTTTTAAAATAACCTCTTATAAACTTATTGAAGAAATACCTAAAGACTCTCATTACAATTAAAATAGGTGAGCTTAAAACATCAAACAGAATCAAAGATAAATCTACAAGAACGTCTAGAATGTTGTCTGAATTAACAGCTTTCTTAAATCTAGCTTTAATATTTAGATCCATAATAATACCTTAAACAATAGATAAAGTGTTATAAAAATAAACATAGCCGTCATATGTATTTCAAAGGGGAAGTTTCTCATTTTTTAATATCAAGGTCCATATTTGCACCCTATAGGTTTTTTGAAAATTTTAAATGGCAAAAATCGAATCAAAAGTTGCCTCGCAGCCCCTATGGGTTGTCTCAGTTGTCCGGTTGTCCATGTTTTTAAAGTACTGATTTCAGAAATTCAATGTTTTAAAAAACATATAGGTGGGACAACTTTGGCGTAAAATAAGGCTTTTTTGAATTTTGGGTTGTCCCTGACCCCTGTCTCCGGCTTCCTAACGCCTCAGTCCGCCACATTGTCGCCACATTATAGCCACATTGTAGCCAGAATCAAGAGACTGTGGCATTTATGCAACAGTGTCACATTTAAGCCACATTTCAAGTTGTTTGTTTATTACTTTTTTAGAAGTTTTTTAAATATTCTATCTATATTGTTAAATAAATTCTTTCCATAACGTTCCTGATGAGCTTTATACTGACCCTCATATTGATCATCGTCAATGGAACTTAAAACTTCCCTATATTCTACAAGACAACTCTTTAATATTTCTATTTGCAGCTTTGTCAGTTTTATCTTTCTCATACACATATATACTCCAGCAAAGTCTTATTACAGTTTTTTAGCTATTCTATCTAAAACCTTATGTACTACTTTTGAACTACAATAAAAATACATGTTATAATCTTCTTCTTCTTCACAATTATCAAGGTTGGCACTATGACTATCAAATGCGTGTCTTAATATTCTTAATTGTAGCTTTGTTAATTTTATTTTTTTTGTCATCTTTTCTCCTTTCATCACACATATATACTCCAGCAGAGTCTTATTACGACCCACTTTGGACACACTTCAAGCTACTTGGTTATTACTGTTATTATTTGGTAAAATTTCAATTTTGTGTCCTATAGTATAGTAGATGAGCAATAAAACTAAACTGATAATGAAACTGATGAAAGTTTGTGGGGAATATGATGAGAGCTTAAATCCACATCCTGGAGATGAGACTTTCCATTATTATGACGATATAGCATCACAAGCTATTCATTATGTTTCAAACAAGCGTATAAAAGAGTGGATAAAAGAAACTAAAAAGAAAATTAAATAAATTAAGGCGATCAGAAATGGTCGCCTTTTTTTGCGTACTTTTTCTACTATTTGACATATAGATATTATGAACAAAGATAAATTAATAATGCAACTTATAAAAACGTGTAGTAAGTATGACATGAAAAATAGAGATCTTAATAGAATAGATGGTACTGAACAAGAAAATCATCTTGAAGATGTTGTACTTTATAGAGCGTTAAGAATGTTGACAAATAAACAGATAAAAAAATTTGTTAATTCTGTTAAAGAAAAAATTAATTAACCTAAAAAGGCGGCTCTAAAGTGGGTCGCCTTTTTTTGCGTACTTTTTCTATTATTTGACATATATATTATATGAAAACAAAAAAACATAAAGCCCCAAGATGCTTACATTGTAATAAGCCCTTACTTCGAAACTCCGAAAGTATATTAGGAGTTAAAGAAAGATATAAAGGCAACATGATTTGTTATAGGGAAAAATTTAATCCCTATACGAATACATGGTCTTACATATTGTGGGACGGAGTAAGTTACAAACTTTTTTGCGATAAAAAATTTCATGGAAGACATTGTGCTTCTATGTGGGCAATAAGAAGAACCTAAAAAGAAAATTAAATAAATTAAGGCGATCTGAAATATGGTCGCCTTTTTAGCATTACCATTTCGTAACGCTTTTTCTTTTATTTCCAGGTCGCCTTCTATTCTGCTGCCAATAAGTCAGTCCATGTTTTGAGGATTTTTGTCTATAATTCACCTTAGGCAATTTACCATTTACCTTAATCACAGGACCATATTTTTTCCAATTTTCACTCATAATATTAAGTTCAGATTGAAGGGATAAACGCTGTGCAGCTGTCTCGTTTTTAACCTCGACTGTAAATGTCATCATGTTTTTCCTCCTTTCTATAAATTTTTTATTTATTGGTTTTATATTCGTTATCTATTCGTTGAATGTTGGCATTATCCTCAGCTACTCGTTCCCTATATTCTCTCTCAATCTTTAGCAGCTCGTCAAAGGTTTCATTCCCCCTAAGCTTAACGCCATAAAAGGATTTTAAGCTCATGACTTGATCGTAGTTAATGTTCATCGTTTAATCCTCCATAGTTTATCGGACAGCTTTTGTTCTTGTCTCTTACGTTTCCAATCTTGAATATAAAGACCAATGCCAAAACCTAAGCAGCCAAGTATTATTAATAAAAGTTCATTCATATTATAAACAATCCTTACAATATCTATGATCTAAATCACTATGCCAATCAGGGGGAACTTCTTGCCTACATGCCCTACAAAAAGCAAAATAATCCTTTTTAGTAGAATTGTCTTTTTTATTATTTTTTTTCTTCTTTTCTTTTTTCTGTTCTTCTTTCATGTAATTAAAATATCAAAATCAGTATGGAGGTCAAGGATAATCTAGGATTAACTGTCCATTTTGGGTCTTTTATTTTATAATATTCTTATAATACTGATCAACTTTAGCTAGAAATTTGTGTTGGTAGTTGATAAACTCCCGGCCTTTAACCTGAAATTTTTGGAAATAATTATCAGGTGTACACATCAGAATAACACCCTGAGTAATCTCTGAGCCATAAACGGTATTGTGAGCCATTGC